ATTGTAACTTGGTATGCAAGGAATTTGCTCGCCGTCAAAGTCAAAACTGCTTTCTTCTTTCATCTCATTTTCCTCAAAATTGTATAATCACACTTTACCATAACCATTTAAAATATGCAAAAACTACGGTGTAGACGCAAATTTAAGAACGTTTAAACATTCTTTTAAAAAAACACTTGCGGTTACTTGTGGTTATGCTAATCTACACACAGAAGTTAAGAGTAACCACGAGGAAAATAAGATGAACACAGTAGATAGATTGATTAAAACGAGAGAGAAAATTGCGAAGCTCAAAAAGGAAGAAGCTGAGTTAGCAAAGGAATTAAAAGAGATGGGCTTGGGAGTTTATAAAGGGAAGCAAGTTGCAGTACAGGTTATTGAAAAGAGCCAGAAAAAACTCGACACAGTTTCGCTCAAGAAAAAATTGTCGAAACAACAAATTGCTGCACACACCAAAACTTATACCTTTCTTCAAATCTTAAAAATTGCGTAAGGGGTCAACATGAATAATTTAAAAGAACTCGGCATCAACAGTTTAGTCAAACAAGTTTCAAATCTAGAATCTGTTGGGACTTGTTATCAAGGTTTAATCAATGCGTCACAGTTTGAATTGGGGTTGTGTTTTGGCGACCCGGAAATGTTGCCTGAAAATCAAATTGAATGGTATCTCTTATTTGAACGGGCTGATGCAGATCCAGTTCGTGCAACGATTTACGGTACAAATCTTTCAACTAACTTTCACATTGGTGGCGACAGCAAAGAAGCTGTAGAGCTTGTTCATAAATTTTTAAACGAGGTTTAATTATGCGAGAAAAAACTACATTGGAAAAAATGGCTGATACTTTGCCGGTAGGCGAAAGTGCAACACCATTGAACGAAGGCGGTTTGAGCGGTGCGGTGATTTTTGAAATGACTGACGAGGTAGGTAGTTTTTTTATTGGAACTTTGGGTATCAAATCAAAACGCAAGGAGAAAAAATAATGCACATTAATGAACTGGATGCGGAAACGCGAAAGAGGATGGAAGAATTAAATCCAGAGTTGGGTGAGATTCTGAAAGAGCAAAAGAAAGCCAGCAAACCAAATCGGTTTACGGCTGAAGATGAAAAGCGATACGCCATACAGTGTTTAAACGTATTGGTGAAATTAGATTCGCGTGAACGAGCAAGAGTTTTAAAAAGAGCATTGAAACAAAACGAGGTATAAATTATGAGCCAGCAAACAGAAAAAATAAAAAGGTTAATAACTTTTATTGAAAGTTGCCCTGAAGAATTTACTTATCACATCAGTTCGATTCAAGGGAATGCGTTGCACGTTAAATTTCATTTAGATGAAAAAAATGAATTTAGCAGTGAAGGGGGTCATAATGTTTAGAATTGAAAAAGGAATAGCGATTCCTAAAAAATCCAGAGACAGAAAATACCCCTGGGAGCAGATGGAAGTTGGAGACAGTTTCGTTGTGCCAAGAGAAATGAAAAATGCCGCTAGGAGTTCTGGCAAACAATGGTCAGACAGGCATAGGGGAGGCGAAGTAAAATTTACTGACCGGGATGACACGATTAGTAAAGGCAATGAAATAATTTTGTTAACGCGCATATGGCGAATAAAATAGGAGGCAAAATGAAATACGAACCAGAATATCAACCTTATTTAACAGATGACCACGCTTGGATGGGTTTAAGTTTAAGCCGATGTGTGCAAGACATATTGGATGGTGCAGTAAATCGTGGCGAAATAGTAGCAATGAATACTAATACTTGTATGCCAGATTATGCAACCGTCAAAAAAGTGTGCAAAGATTACAGTGCAACAAGCAGTCACAGTTATGAAGATTGGTTGGACACAACCATGTATTTAATTTTAAATACTAAGTTTTTTCAATACCGAATTTGGCAACCACAGTTAGAAGAAATCGGTGTAACTTTTAACTGGAGGCATCGCGTATATAGTAAGTGGTTACCTGTCAACCGGGCAGCGTTTGTTGGTTTGTATGCAATTCTGAGCCAGCCTAATCACACAACATCTGCTATTGAATTTGCAGATGATAAGCAAAGCTGTTAGTGTTGGGGGTGTGGGCTTCGCCGTACAAAACGAAACCCACACAAATCCGAAGAATATTTTGAGGAAAATTCGGACTCCACAAGTCTATAATGAACCCCCTCAGAAAACAACCTTCGGCGTACTCCAAACGAATTAGGAGCGTTGCTGGTCGCTGCTTGGAAGAAAAGCCAGCTAGAGAGGAACTACCGTCCTAACCCTGACGGCCTCGACAGTGAAGCCCTTTGGGATTCAATGGAAGAACGACCAGACCTTTCGAGGTACGGAACAGTAGGCTAAGAGACAAAAGCCTAATACCTGTTCACTGGAAAGTGGGTTTGATGTGTCTAGGAGATAAAAAAGGTGATTTATGGAAAAATTAGAACTGCCAGACTGGATGCCTCCTGATTTGTGGGATGAATGGATAGAACACAGGCGAGACTTAAAAAAGCCAGCGAGTCAGAGAAGCCTCAAAATGACTCTTAAGAAGCTCGACAGGTTGAAGGCGACCCATTGCCCCATTAAACTAATAGAAATCGCTATAGAGCGAGAATGGAGGGGTATATATCCAACTGAGGAGGCAAAGTATGCACCAGATATCGAACATTCTGAATTTTCAAACCTTTCAGCAGCAGAAAGAGTCAAAGCCAAGATTCAGTCCCAACACGCTCTCCGTATTGTGGCTGGCGATGGCGGAAGCCTTCGGAACTCGCTGGACAAAATCGATGGGTGATTTGCCTACGGCTACCTGGGAGGCAGGGTTACGCGATTTGAATGATAATCAAATTGCCAGAGGAATTTACAATGTGATTAATTCAGGAGATGAGTGGCCGCCTAGTTTACCGAAATTTAAAGCCTACTGTAAAAGCTGCGAGGGATGGGAGAGCAGAAAAACACACGTTCCCCTACTCACAAAAGAGTTAAGTGAGTCTGAAAAAAAAGAATATGCAAAAAAAATACAAAATCTGAGAAACATTTTGATTGAAAATTAACTGGACTAAAGGTAGCAAGTATCATTGGGTTGATACCGATAAAAAATATTCGATATCTGCATCAAAAGTAGAGGGAAAGTGGGTTTACATTTTATGGGACTATAAAACAAAGCAGTTTTTAGGGCGTTTTGAAAGCCCAAAAACAGCAAGGGAGGCCGCGAATGACACTAAGCGAGCTAGAAGAAAAAGTGATTGAGATGTGGTTGTTGTCTGTTGCGCCTGCGGAGATTGCTCGATTTGTGCGATTAGACATTGAAGAAATTAATCGAATTATAAAAAAACACGAGGCGATGAATGGGCTTACCAACTGAGAAAAATGTAGAAAACTGGTTATGCAAACTTGGCGAAAGTGATGAAGCCTATGCTTTGGCGTGCGCTCGATTAACTGCAAAAAAAGAAAATTTAAAAATAGAAAAAGCAAAACAAACTGGCAATGAAGGCACAGCTATCGAAAAAGAAAAACAAGCCTTAACTTCTGTCGGATATAAGCAGGCTATAGATGATTTAGTGGAAGCTGAACACACAAAAAAATTATTAGAACTTCAACGACAACAGTACATCTTAGGAATAGAAGTTTGGCGGAGTTTAAACGCTAATATGAGAAAAAGTTAATGGGTATTAAGCGAGATGCAACCGACAAATGGTTTTCAGATTGCGTGCGCGAACGAGCAAACTGGACTTGTGAGCATTCAGGATTAGTAGATAACGAAGCTCAAGCCACAGGCAAAGGTAGCAGGACAATGGAATGCGCCCACATTTACGGGAGAAGAAGCCGAAATGTTCGTTGGTATCCCATGAATGCAGTGTGTTTATCCAGTGCAAGTCATCGGTATTTTACGGAAAGGCCAATGGAGTTTGCTAGTTGGGTTAATAAACACCTGGGAGATGGGGCAGTTGAAATTCTAAAGGAGCGAGTAAATGACTTATCAATCAAATATTCAAAAACTGAAAAAAAAGAAATTGCCAAACACTACAAAGCCGAGTTTGAAGAAATGCGAAAACAACGCAAAAACGGAAAAATCGAACGCCTTGAGTTTATCGGATATGATTGATTTGATTCCCAGAAAAGATTTGCAGCCGCGATGAGGTTCAGATTGTCAGAAATTACTGAGTTACTAAAAGACTGGGCTGATTGGTATAACAGCAGCTCTTACCCAGATTCTACTACGATCTGGAAATTGTTACACAGTCCCGGCGATGTAGAATTTAAAAGCCGAATCCCTGCTGGCGTGATTCCACCGCCGGGGCTAAACCAAGTGCAACTGGCTATGAACAGGCTCCTAACAAGTAATGTCGGCCAAGATGTAGCGGTATGCCGAATGTTCTACTGCATAGGGGTGGAACGCACGATAGCAGAGACAGGCTACTCAAAACGTAGCGTGTACGAGCGCAAACGGCGTGGAGAAGCGGCTATCGAAGGGTTTTTGAACGCTTAATTGAATTTTACCCCCCCTTTTAATGCCTGTTTCACATGAAACTATGGTACAGTTATATTTTGGTAGACAGTTCGTTAATATAATAAGAAGCCCCAGAAATGGGGTTTTTTTATGTCTAAAATAAATTGAAAATAATTAAAATAATGTTTGACTTATGGTTACACATACCCGATAATAATCATGTAGACGGAATTAACACAAGGAGAAAGAAAATGGGAATTAGCAACGAAAACATAAACAAAATGGCAGAGAATAATTTTAGTTCAGACGCAATTAATTATCTGCAAAGTCATTTAGAAGATAGATCGTTTAGAAGGGTAAATATTACAAACCAAAAAATATGGGTAGAAGAAAGTATTGAAACAAACGATAACGGTTATGAAATTGCAACAGCACCTTTTGGTTACAAAGAAGTTAAAACTAAAGAGGAAGCCACAAAGGTTTGGGGCGAATTTAACGAGGAATTAATAAGAAAACTTCCAAACAGTTATTTAGTAGTTATATCGTAAATTAAAAGGGGCGGGAAACCGCCCCAACACAAAACAAATAGAATCCTTGTGGGGGCTGGTCAGTGTAAAAGCTGGCTGGCCTTTTTATTTTACCCCCCCTTTTTTGTATTGTTTTTTGCACAAAAAAGTGATACCGTTTAGGTAATCTGGCAAAAATGACTCTAAAACCCGTATAAAGCGGGTTTTTTTATGCGTAATGGATTTATACGAAGATTTAAAAACACAACTTATCCGGCATGAAGGCTTAAAATTAATGCCTTACCGCTGCTCGGCAGGAAAGCTTACAATAGGGGTTGGCCGAAATATCGAAGATAACGGTATAACTGAGCAGGAAGCGATGATGCTGCTTGATGCCGACATTAAAAATTGCGATGAAGAACTAGACCGGGTGATGCCCTGGTGGAAGGAACAGCCAAGTGCAGTGCAACAAGTGTTACTAAATATGCTGTTTAATTTAGGCGCACCGACCTTAATGCAGTTCCGTAAATTCCAAACTTTTCTACAAACCAAAGAATACAAACACGCAGCAGAAGAAATGCTGGATTCCAAATGGGCAGAGCAAGTGGGGAGCAGGGCAATCGAATTATCCGAAATGGTGAGGAATGCAGATGATAGCTAACTCAGTGATAAACGTAGCTTCAAAAATTTTGGATAAATTTGTAGTCGATAAAGACCTCAAAATGAAGCTCGAACACGAGCTTTCACGAGAATTACACGATGCGAACTTAGCCCAGATAGAGGTTAATAAAGAACAAGCAAAGAATCCGAGTCTTTTCGTTTCAGGGGCTAGACCCGCAATTATGTGGATTTGTGCGTTAGGGCTTTTGATGTCGTTTTTTATCATGCCAATAGCAGAATGGGCGACAGCTATTTGGTATCCCGAAGTTAAATTGCCAGACCTAAACACCAGTGAATTAATGACATTAACTCTTTCCTTACTGGGATTAGGCGGTTTACGCAGCTTTGAGAAATCGAAGGGTGTGGCAAGGGATAACCTGAAACAGTGAATAATTGGCTTCACACAGCACGATTATATTTAACAGCAGCCGAAAGTGTCGAAATGACGGCGCATAAACGCAGCAATCCTATCCAAAAACAAGCAGTTTTAAAGCGAAAACAAGCGTTAGAACGGAGGGGATGGCTTCTTGATAGAGAAAACACAGCCTTCAACGCCGAGGCCAGAGAAGCCGTTGGTGGAACAAAAGCCGCCACCGGAGAAACCGCAGAGGGTAAACCGACCAAGTAACCATCAAATTGATGTGAAGGTTTGAAAAAACAAGAAAAAATTGTAGAAGCAGTAAACAATTTGGATGTCGGCGAATCGTTTACTTTTAAAGACACGAATGAATACCTAGCAGTCGAATTTGCAATTAAACAATTCGACCACAAAAAATTTACCTATCATGTTAACGGTAAGTTTTCTATCGAAAGGATAAAGTAATGCCAGTACAAAAGGTAAAAGGCGGTTATCGATGGGGTTCAAAGGGCAAGGTATACAAGACTAGGAAGGAAGCTGAGAAACAAGCCAAAGCAGCGTATGCGAGTGGTTACAAAGGTAAAAAGAAATAACTCAGAGTACCAACGCTTAGTTGAAATTATGGAAAAGAGTTTCGACTACCCAGAAGGTATATTGGAGTCTCAAAAAGCGGCGTACAGGGAATGGCCTGAATACGATTTTATCTGTGGGGTTAAAGATATTCTGGCAGGCGAACCAGAAGTAGTAGAGATTGAGCTAGAGCTTCAACCTAATGAATATTTTAGGCGCAATGAAATGGAAGTCAGAAGATTATTAAAATCGCTCACAACACAGGAAAAGTCACAATGGATTTAATCGCAATAATCTTTATCGGCATCATTCTTTACGCAGCATTAGACAAGTTCGGGGTCATTGACCGTTTTAAAAGCTAACAAGAAGGCAAAGTTAAAAGCAATCTATAACTTCTGCCGTTCTATTAACCCACTAATTATGCTTATGGTTTTATTGACCCTGGTATGTGGGTATCTAATAGGCATTTTAGTGTATTGGGAAACTTTTGATATTTAGGAAGAGTCATGGGTGAAATTATAGGCGAATTGGATCGAACAGTAGAGAAGTTACAGCATGAAAACACTTTGTTAATGCGGCGACTAGTAAGCGCAGAAAACGCTGAAATAATATGGCGTTTGCAAGAGACTTTGGATGAAAGCTGCAATGGTGGATTTAACGACCTAGAAGTTTTTGGCTGGGAAATTACAGATGTTATTAAAACAATGGAAAAATTGTTGGCGGGAAAAGATGCCGAGAAAATAAAACTCTCTTACCTAGATAAAA